ATACTCCTGCAACTTCTTAACGTCTTTAGCTTTCATTTTATACCTATCTCTCATAAATACCAACCTCCTATATTTGTGTTACTAATCGGATAAACGTCTGCACCTGAATTAGTATGGTATTCAGGAAAAGAACTTGAATTAAAACTCATATAATCAACGAATCTTTGACTGTAATTCTCTGCTGTAATTCTTTGCTTTTCAATTAAAAAGTCTACTTCATTTTTTTGTACCGTTTCAGAACTTTCTGCTGTATGCTTAAATACTCCTTTGTTAGCTACTGTATAAGCACTAAAAGGTAAATATTCAACCATAGCCCAATGAATAAGCATTTGTTTAACATAGTTGTTTAATAAGTCTAAATAAACACCTGACAATGTACCTGCTTCAATATCTGATTTTAACCTATTAAGTAAATCAGTACCTAAGTAGTTTTGAATGTGTATATCTTGAGCAATCTTAATAAACTGAATAAATTTATCAGTATCAGTATTTCCGTCTAGTGGTGTATACTTAACAATATCTGCTCTTTCTATTAATAATACTTCTGCCATTATTTAACGTCTTTTGGTAAATTCTTATTGTTAGGACTAAAACCTTTTAAAGGTAAGTTGTTAGGATATACACTAACCTCAAATGGATTAGTAACCTTAAATCCTTTAACCTCTGCTGCTCTAGTTCCTATCTTTTTCCATTCAGGATTATCTTCATTTAGGTCAACCATCATTGTAACTCTTTGCCATTTATGATGACATCTTGCACCTCCCTTATACTTAAAAATATCGTAAGTATCAGAACCAAACTCTCCGAATCCTTTATTTACTGCTACTGAAGCCATCTTATCAATATCTTCTTTACGGTATAATTTACCTGCGTTCATCATAGCTTTACAAAATGCTCTTTCAGGTGTTTTATTTCCAGTATATTTATACCTTACTTTAAAAAACTTATCCTTTACTTGTTTATCTTGCTTACTTCTTGCTGTTGGTCGTGCTGTACCTGTGCTTACAAAGTTCCAAACCTTACTCATTAAAGTAGGTTCTTCTTTAGTTAACTCAGATTCTAATTCTTCTAAATAAGCATTTAATACATCTTCATCTTCTACCTCTTCAACATCTCTTTCATCTATTACTATGTATCCTTCAGGAATATCCTCCCCTATCTCGTTTAAGTAATCTTCTAAGTTGAATTGTTTGCTTAGTTGTGTAGGCTCTTCTGACTTTTCTCCCTCGAATGGATTTAAAGTTTTAAAGTATAAGTCTAAAGATACACCGTTATATTCTAAAATACTATCAAAAGCATCTAACAACATCTCTTGAAATGGTTTAATAACCATATTATCAAATAAGTTGAACGAGTTTTGCAATTCATCAGCATTACTTGAAAATCCTGTTGATGTAGCAATACCAAAAATTAAAGGCGAAGTAACCGAATGTGACAACATTATCTTACGCATACATTCTTCACTCAAATACTGGTAATGTTCAGGTGCATCATTTAAAGGAATATCATCAACTGTAATAGCTGTATCTTTATTGTCGTTAAATGAAACTATTACCTTTTGCCCTTTTGACCCTGTTAAAGTTTGTTTTATTTTAGCATTTATAAAACTTTGTTGCTCTTCAGTAGGTACTCCATTATTTACATTAATAACCTTAGTACCTGAGAATCCATTTTGAACTTCGTTAATTAGATAGTCGCTTATTTCTTCTTCTAGCAATGTGTAATCTACTCCACCTTGATAGTCTACGTGAGCAAAGTATTTCATCCCTGCACTATAAGGCTGTATATACAACACCTCAACACTTTCATTTGAAGTACCAAATGCAGGTATCCTTTTAGGTTCGTAGTTTCTTAAATCCTCCCAATTATCACTAAAATAATATGCTTCTACATCTCCATCTTCATTGCATTTTTCAGGTGCTAATAAATTAACTGGAATGTGATATGCTTTCTTGACTAGCTTTCTATCTTTAGAATAATGTACTTGTATAGCACATTTACCGAATAGCTTTAAATCTAAACATAATTGTTTAACATCTTTTTTACCGAAGATAGACATTAAACTAGCATACTCATTAGGCTTTCTTTGTGCATCTTTAGCACTCAATCCTTTACCGTACATTAAACGTACAATAGAGTTAATAATACTGTTGTTTGTAGCACTATTTTTGTATCTTTCCATTAAGTAACTAAAGTAGCTATTTTCATCTCCCCATGTTACCCAATCTTTTCTTTTGTCCTCTATTATTTCAGGTCTTTTATGTTCTGCTAGATTAAAAATCTTTAAATTATCCATTATAAATATATAAAGTCGTTTGTACTATTTTTCTGTTGATATACACCATCATTAACTGAATACTCTCCCGTTTGGTCTGTACAGAATACCTTAGCATAATGTAGAACTTCAGTCGTACCTGTATATCCGTTAATCTCTAGTTTGTCGTTTTGGCTTGTTAGAATGAAACTGAAATCATTTGCTTGTAAGTAGTCGTCATTATCGTAATTTTGTAGTTTTAACGTGTAAAACCTCCCCTCTTTTAATGTAAATGTAGCAGTTAAAGTATCGTAATAGTCCCCACTTGTATAGCTTTCTATTGTAATACTTTCTGTTGTATTCGTTTCTTCATCTGTTAAAAGCAATACTGTAGGTACTGCATTACCTCTAGTAATTACATTTAAACTTTGTGAACTTGTTGATGTTGTTAATACTATCATACTTAATAAACCTTTTTTAATTGATTTTGTTTCTAAACAAAAAACCCCCACTAGTGAAAGTGAGGGCTAAAAACAAATTATGATGTAATTATGAAGTTACAATAGTAGCATCAACTGCTGAAGTAGCAAATAAAGTTGCTAAAGCTGCTTCAGTTGCACAATCTAAATGATTAGCAGGTGTTTTTTCTTGACCTGTAAAAGTTAATTTATAACCGTTAAAGTCGCCTAAAGCTGTACCATTTTCAATAGTACCTCCTGTTACGTCCATACCTCTCAATAATCCTGCTATGAAGTATTGACCGTCATTAGTTTCTATTATAGCGTGAGGTCTTGAATAGGCCAGTAGCTTAATTTCTTTTGTAGTAGCAGCATCTTGAGCTTTCAATTCAAGTGTTAATACTTGTTCAAAGAATGTAGTCCCGTTTTCTCTAGAACTATTAATGTTTTGTACAAAAGTTGAATTTCCTTTTAATTCATATTTGTATAGTGAACCAATACCTGTAATCGCTGTGATTAAATCAGTATCTGTTACGTCATAGGTAATATCAGCAGCTTCAATGTCAAAGTTAGCAAAGTAAACGTTTTTTAAGCCTCCAATTGAATCCTTGCATGCTTCTGCCCTCCCCATAGATAATAAACACGACATATGTAAATATTTTTAAAGTTATACAAAAAAAGGAGGAGTATTTTACCCCTCCCTTAGTTTTAGTTTATCTAATTATTAGTTAACTGCGTTTGTGATTCCGTATGTACAAATATCTGTAACGTTTCCGTACTGTACACCTGCTGTAAATCTCATGATTAAACGTACATTTTCTGAACCGTCAATTTCCGCTAAATCTATCAATTTGCATAAATTTGTATCCGAAAGTAAACCTGTTCCAAAGAATAAGTTATCTTTAGTAGTAGCTAACATTTGGTCTGCAGTCAATCCATTTGCGACTACGACTGGAACTCCGTCGAACATAAGGTCGCCACCTTGATACCACATAGTACCTTTGTTGTCTACACCGTTTGCTCCTACGTTAGTTGCAAACCCTCCTAATGCTCTAACGTATAATCTCATAGCGTTTTGAGAAACGTAGATTCTTAATCCCTCTTTACCGTATAATCTTGATGGAATTGAATCGGCCAACTTTCCCATCTCAGTAATGATGTTACTAGCAGATAGAGTAGTACCCGACACCTCTTGTGCAGCTGGTAAAGCAGCGTCTGTAGTTAACAATGTCATAAAACCGTTAAACTCTCCTGAGTTGTTTGCGTCCCCATTCCAAATGTGAGATTCAATATCAGCAGCAACTTGCTCAGCTTGGTGTGCTAATAAATAATCTGCAAATGATTTTGGTAATACATCGTGTGCTGAATATCCCATCTCAATCGCTTGAAATGTATCTCTAAAGTCCGCTTTACAAAGTTGCTTGTTCACTTGTAGGGATTTCGGTTCAAGGATTCTTTCAGTTAAAGTAACTGCTCCTGTTGCTGTGAAATCACATGATGCATCTGCTAATCCTGATGCTGATACTAAGTTAGATACAACTGATTTGTATTTAACGTTAGGCATAATTGTAATCAATTCATTTGATAAAGTTACACCTGATAATAATGCTGCTGAAATCCATTTACCTGAATGTTCACCTGCATACGTAGTAGTTACTGATGTTGTAGTAGCCATTTTTCTATTAATTTAATTATTTATATACTTTGTTTAAAATTTGAGATAGTCTGTC